AGATAAAAAAGAATGGGCTAGAATATTTAAATTTATATGAATACCATTCCGTTCCATATCAGTTAAAACAACCAGAAATTCATTCATCATTTTAACAGTTGTTAATAAATTTTTATCTTTATCTGATCTTAAGTCTTCCATTTGAGAATCAAATAGTTTTCTAGTAATAGCCACATCTGTTCTACCATATTCTTCAACAACATTTACTGGAATTTCCTCAAATGATTTACCCCTATCCATAAATTCTTTTATTCTGTCATCTTTTGCACCTATTTTTCTGCGCTGACAACACATATCTAATGTTAAACTCTTACGAATACCACGATTTAATACATACTCACCTATCATAGTATCATATACATTGCCATCATATTTAAATCCTGCCTCAAGTAGCCAGCTTAAATCAAATTTAATGTTATGCCCTATTAATAATTTAGTATCATCTAATATCTTTTGTATTTTATAATAACATCCTTCATCAACTCTCTCAGTATGATTAGTAAAATAATATTCATCGTTGATTCCTACACTTACTAGGATATTTTGGGGATTAAATGGTGATGGATCCATACCACCGTGCTCTGTTTTCTGATACGAAGTTTCTACGTCTACTGTTGTTATCATGCCCTGTACCTACTAATATTTTTATCAAAGATGCAATCAGGTTCACCATGATAACCTGTTATTTTATTTTTGCTGACACATAAATGCCTAGTCCTATCTGTTGGATCAATATTAATATTTCTACCAATACCAATAATTAAATCAGCCTCAGCCGCCTTACCTGTTTTAGAATTTTCCATCATATCAAATGATACAGAAGATCTATTGTGTGCGTCTGCTGATGCCTGTGATATAGCAATAACACAACACTTTCTTCTCTTAGCTATTTCTCTTACTCCTGAGTATATGGCTCTTAGTTTTTCATCTGTTCTTGCGAATGATCCACTAATGCCTATCTTATCTAATTGATCAATTATAATTATGTCAGGCTTATGCTTTTCACAATGACTATCGATGTCATCTATTGTCCAATCAACTATATCTAATAAAATAATATTTTTCCTTATTTTTTCCCATCCATTGTGTGCCTTTTCTATGTTACTAACTATTTCAGAATTTGTCATTTCGGTACAACAATTAATCAATCTCATCTGGGTTCTAACGGCAGGTTCTTCATTAATAAATGCATGTATCTTTGCTCCTTGTTCAGCAAATCCACCCTTACCACCTACTAGACTAATCCAAAAGGCAGTTTTCCCTGTCTCAGGCCGTGCAAAAAAAATAGCTAAGTTACCCTCACCAAGTCCTGATACATTTTTATGCAACACAGGTATATTAAATTTCCACTGAGTTGTTTTATTTAATTCATTTAATAAGTCACTAATGTTACTTGTAATGGAATCAATTTTGTTTTCAGGCAATCCAGCCTTATGCTTTTCAATAATATTTAAAATTAAATTAAAGTTCGCATCTTTACCATTATAAATTTCTGTAGCTTCAACTGCTATTCTTCTAGCAAGTTCACGATCACTCATAATATGAACTATATCTTTAGCTATATTTTCACTAGGTTCTTCTATCTCTTTTATGTCTTCTATTAGTTTAGAGAATTGTTCTTTGGATGCACGGGTAAGAGACGGGTTATAAAATGAAGTATGTAAAGAATACAGTTCACCAAGTGTAATATCTTTGTTATACTTGATATGGGCCTTTTGAATTGTTTCATATAATGATCCAAAATTACCCTCAAAAACAGATCTAGATATATTAGCTTTATACTTAGTATAGAATTTTATATTTAACATTAGTTTTATTAATTGTTTTTCTATCATATTAATCCCCCTTTATTCCTTAGTCTTTTAACAAGATCAACCTTATCCCCTACTTCCTTTGCTAGTTTTTTATTGTCTTCTTTTAGTTCTTTTAATTCTCCTTGATACTTATCACTAATTTCTAATGCAATTGATAATGAGTTCTCCAATTCTTTTATTCTTTCTTCAGAAGTTTTGTCACCCATAAAACATTTCCTTTATTTCATCTGTATTAAAATACTTTAAATCATCTTTAAGAGGTTTAACATTTACATTTTCAAAACCAGATGATCTTAAGTCATTCACAATTTTATAGGACTTAGCTGTGGCATCTCTGTCTAATGCCACATACAGTTTTTTATAAGGCTTTAAAAATTTTTTATGAGATTCTTTAAGTGAAGTACCCATAATAGATATGCCTGTTAAAACATTAGATACTGCACAAGCTGACGCACAATCTTCAACAATCACGGAGTCCTCACATTCACCGCATTTAAACGGAACATCTTTACTACCATATATATACCACTTGGGGTATACATTTGAGTTAAGACCTCTACCTATTGCCCCCACATACTTGTTGGTAAATTGATTTTTAATTAAAAATACAATTCGATCCTGCTTAACATCATATTTAATACTTGCCCTATGCCACGCCCAAGCCTCAGCACAATTATTTTTATGTATATACTGTTTGGTTTTTTCGTTTGAGTCCACAATTTTAAAACTATCTGGTATAACAAAGTCCTTGTCTATATTTTCTTGGTTTGTTTCAAATGTTTTTTTAACATAACTCATGCCTTTTTCATTTTCTTTTTTTCCTTTGGCACTACATGATGCATGAAAACAATACCATCCCATACTGTCATTCGTAGTATCAACCGACAGGGTATTTTTATTGTGACAAAAGGGGCAATCCATCCGCATCTGTGTATCAGGTGGAACAAAGAGTCCATGTATTACTTCAAGTTGTTGCCTATAGTTCATATTTTTTTTAATTCATATTCTTCTTCTAGTGAATTAAGAATGTTAAGTCCCTTAACTATATCAGATGCTTCAGATTTATTCCTAGCTATACAAAATGTAAACGTATGTGTATCACCAAAATTTCCATAAACAATATTATGTTCATTCCAATACCAGCCTTCTTTATTTATTTTATTTATTATTTTTATATCCAAGCTCATTTCAACTGCTCAACCATATCAAATGTGGAAGATAGACAGGTAGGACAAAAGGCTACTGGAATAATACCAAAGTTTCCTTTAGTACCACCCTCGTCATCTAAATCAAATTCACATTGGCAAACTGAACAAACATCTATCTTATTTTTATTTATTATTTTTATGCTCCTATTTGTCACGAGTTAACACACTCTTAAGTATAGTTATAATGGGATTTGGATCATAATCTGTTGTGCTACAAGATGCAAGACACAGGAATATTATTAGTATTAGGCATTTCATTGTCATAATCTTGTGGCCTTTTTATGATATTTATGTTTCTCTGTTCTCCTAAAACAATATTTAAAGTTCTGGAGATAACCCCTTTTCTTTAGTTGATTAAGTATTTCTTTAGCTAAATCTACTTTGCCCAATAGATAATAATCATGTGTATCATCACAAAGTATTTCACTAGTTATCTCTGTATTGTCTATTGCCTCTTGGCATATAGCCTTTATATTATTTACCATTTGTTCATTTCGTTTGCTTGTGGTTTATCTCCTCATAGGTGATAGTAAATCTTGGTGGCATTGGTTTCATTGCCCCTTTAACTTTATAGTTTTTCCAATTTTTCTCATAGGTTTTCCAATTAACACCGTAAAAATCATCCTGTTCAATATTTGTTTTTTTATTATTAATTAGTTTTGCTAATCGTGTTTCAATCGTATCGACAGTAGGCTCGGCATCAAAGGAAGTTTCAGTAACACCGTAAATGCCAAGACCATAGAATCTAATCTTGTATCTTTTCATTCTCTTCTCCTATATCATGCTTTTCATTTTTTTTCAACAACAATTTTTGTTTTTTTTCTTTTTGTAATTTATCAAGAAAATTTTTGTTTTCTTTTTTAATATCCCTGTAGTAATTAGGATGTCTCCACTGATAACTCATTAATAATATTGTATAAGAACACTCACAACCCTATTTAATTTAACATTTTTTAATTTTCCTTTACTATAATAGTTATGTACCTTTTTAAATTGTTCAGAAACATAATCAGAATTAAGTCCCGCTATGTCACAGAGTAATATAAAATCTTTACGCTTATCTACAAACCAATTCTTAGCAAAATCTACAATAGTAGATCTCTCTTCATTACCGCAGTATCCTGTGTTAGCAAACTTACCAAAGCTATCCATAAATGCACGATGAATAACAGCCTTAGCTAAAAGTTGACAACATATATATTCCCTGTCTTCACTTTTTTCTGTTTGGGCTACCCTTAAGTTTAAAATATTCACTACTAAATGTTATATTATATTACTGTGGCGGTAGTATGGCACTTAGTATAAATTTTTTTTAATCTTAGGTGATTTAGGTATTGCTTTTTTCACAGATCTGTGGTATGCTGATATGTCACCGTAGGGGGGGCCTTATATACTCTAGTCCTATGGCATCAGGTAGATATACTAGGCTTTTCATCATTATCTTGTTCAGTAGATAAAACAATTGTTGTTCTTTTAAAGTCAGCGTTAATCATTGCCTTAATCATATCAATTGTTACCTTAAGTTTCCCTATCATATCTACAGGGATAGCGTCATGTTTAATCCAATAAGTTAAATCCTCAGAAATCTTAGTTGATACATCTTTTTTCTTTAAACCAAAGAATTCCCAATCAGGATCTCTACCTACTTTTTCTAAATGTTTACTCATGGGATCATCAATTATCATAGTGTCTTTATTAGGTTCATCAATCATTACTAACTCCAAATATTTTTTTAAAATTAGTTATGGTCTTCTCATCAAACTCTTGTAGGAATTTAGTATTAACTAGTACATTTTTAACTTCATTAAACCTATTGCGTTCAGAAACTTTATATCCAACTTCCTGTTTGATAATTTCATCACGGTGTTTAACTTCTTCTTTTAGTGATTGGATGGTGTTCGACATAATATTCTCCTGTTAAATTATTATGCTACTATATTTATAAAAATAATAGTGTCAAGTTAAAAATACTGAATATGTAATTAAAATAATTACACCACAACAGAATGTAACATAAATTGTATTACCCATTATTTCCCCTTAAGTTTTTCATAAGTGTAACTTAGTGACTATAGGATAATATGTCAAGGGTTGGGATAAAATGGGATGCTTAAATAACCCGCTATTTTACTAGGGTTTTTTGGGGTTGACAAAATATTTTTATTCAATGCCTAAGAAAACTATGAAAGATCCCAACATTCCAAAGATAATTAAAACAGGAGCAAGGAGTGGATTTGTACCTGATGCACCAAGTACAAATCCGATGACTATTAACATTAAGGAGCATATGAAGATAATAAATTCTTTTATCATTTACCTCTCTCTAACTTGTGGTTTATTAATTAAAAAGAAAAGTACAAGTATAGGGAAAATAATCTTCTAGCCATTCCCTACCCTTATTGTACTTTTTAATATTACCTTTTGTTAAAGCATTTAAAGTAGCTAAATAAACACCATTTGCAAATCTAGGTAGAGTTATTTTTTCATTACTTTGAATTGATGGATACTTTACATCTACTTCTTCTGTTGTTATTTCTTCACATTCAGTTGATTTTAGTTTGAACGGCAATTTAATATCTAAATTATTGTATTTAATTTTCATGTGTTCCTTTCATGATTTTAAATATTTATCCAATGGACTTATAATCTTTGTGTGTATTTTTAGTATCACTTTACATATAATAATTACACAGAAAAACATATAAGCTATTAGGTATAGTGGCAATAACATTAACCAATATATTACTATCCATATTCCCTTTAATAATTTTATTATTTTATTCATATTCCTTTTTAAGTTTTTTTATTTTCATTTGTTCTTTTCGTTGTTAAGTGTATCTTCAGTACCAACAGGTTTGCAATAAGTTAAACCAATAATTCTTCCCTCAAATATAGGTGGCTGTGCCGTGAGTGTAAAGACTTGCCCACTTTCTCCCACACTATCGGCTCTATGCTGTTCAACATATTCTGCACATTCATGGTAGGTATTAAACTTTTGTTTAAGTGTATAGAAGTTACCCATGTAGGTATCAACATCAACAAATAGAAAGATTAATAGTTCAAACATTTAATTGCTTAATAAATTCCAAGACGGTTTAAGAGTTTTTTTATCTCAACTGATATTAAATAGCTATGTCCTAGTGAACACATGCGACCATCACTTATCCACCAATGGCTTTTCTTATTGTTATCTTGTGTTGCTTTACCACCAAACATTTTTTCAATTATAATTTTATCATTTAAGATAAGATGTTCTTTGGTTTTAAAAATATAATTAAGAGTATACTCATGGTCACCATCATATAAATTAAATTCCTGTAGAGTATAAAGTGATTTCATTTGCCATAAGTAGAACAATACATTTAAAGATTACGTTATTAAACATAAGTTATGCTGTGTATAAATCATAGCAAATATAATGTCAACAAAAAAATTCGAATATTCGAAAAAAATAAGTTGGGATTTATAAAACAACGTATATCTATATAGTATGAAACATAAAGTTAGATCTCCACCCAAATAATAGTTGACTTTTATTTTTAATGTATTATTTATATTACATTCTGTTCTGTTATTAGGACTAGTATATATACGTTATTGATACTTAAATTCATACGTGCCGAAGTATCTTTCAGAACAGATAGGGGTAGCAACCGAGAGGGGCTACCCCGCTATTCAGGTAAACACATGCATGAAGAGCATGCCAATACTGAATGGGGATCCACTAAGTAAGGTACCTTGATGGTCATAATGAAGGTTGGATCTTGGATTAGGTGTGGCGAAGTAGGGTATGTTAAATATACGGATAGGATGGATGCTGAGAACTAGTGACTTATCCAAAATCCCACGCCACCTGATCCACATAAATTAATAATGAAAAGGAAATTAATAAAAAATGAACGAACAAAATGACGCAATAAAAAAGAATAAAAAAGACACAAGGAAATCAATCGAACAAACAGTAAGGTATGGAAAAGTTTTTGCTAATGCAAGATTAAGTAGTACTGTATTAATTTATCAAGCAATAAATAAGGGGTACATTAAATTAGAATACATTGATATTAAAAAAGATCCTAACGGAAAAAATAAAATACCTTTAGGCAACTTAAAATTAATTACCAATAACCATCTTAGGTACTTTAGGGAAGTTTATACTAAGGAATATCTAGGTGTAGCTTGGACAATTAAAACTCACAAAAATAATTTAGATGCCTTAAGGGATGCAATCATGGGTGCAATTACATTACATCAAGAGGATGCATTAGCTGAGGTAAGTGGTAAGCATTTAGAAGGAAAGAAAGAAGATCGCATTTGGGTTAAGTCTAAATTTGTATCAGATAATAACCCAGATGCTAACCCCAATAAAGCAACAGGTAATATTGCCCTATCCTTTAGTCAACTTGAACAAACTTGTCAAAGTTATTGGTCGAGAAAGGGGAAGGGATCAGGCGGGACATCCGTTAGGAATGTTGACGGTGAAATTGATAAGTTAAGTGTATCATTAACTAATGATATGAATGATAAACAAAATTCATTCTTAAGGTCAACAGTTAAAACAATCAGTAGATTAAATACTTTAAGTAATATCATGTCAGATTATACAAGAAGATATAAAGAGAAAAATACTAAGCCATCTGGTGATACATTAATTAAAACAGGAACTGATAATGGCTAAAGGATATTATAAGATGTATTAATGATAGTACTTAACTATGACTATATTATTAAGGAGATGTTAAGCTAAGTACCCAATCCAGAATATAGTATGAAAAAAAAGCTATCAAATAAAAAAGGAAACATGAAAGAAATAAAAAAAGAAATACATAGAGTGGAAGAAGATAAAGATTCAGAAATAAAAAGATTAAATAAAGTAGATGATCAGTTAGAACAAAGAATTTCTAAACTTGAAAAATCTGTTGGGAGAGGATGATGGAAATATTAAAACATCCTGATGTTTTTTTAAAGCAACAATCAACGGAAGTTAAACTACCATTAACTGATGTGGATTTAAAACTCATAAAGGAAATGAAAGAAATTATGTATGCCAATGATGGCATAGGTTTGGCGGGTATTCAAGTTGGTCATCAAAAAAGAATGGCCATTATAGATACTTCAAGATCTCAAGAAAATTGTTTTGCCATAATTAATCCAATAGTAATTGGTGCGTCAAATGAACACACCCAAACAACTGAAGGATGCTTATCAACGCCCAATAAAGTAGGTTATCCACGAAGAAATAAATGGATTAAGGTTGAGTATTCCTGTGAGCATGGCAAAAGGCAATGTAAAACTTTTTATGATTTGAAAGCGGAATGTATCCAACATGAGATTGATCACATGAATGGAAAATTATGTATTGATTATGGTCAAGACGCTACTTGACAAAGGAATACTGATTAGTGTAGTTATTTTATAGTTTTTATATTAGGTGTTTTACAATTATTCCATTGTTGTAAACCCCTAATATTTATTGACATCTTTAAAAACCCGTCTTTTGTAGGTTTAAAAAGTTTTTCAACTTTATCGTAGTCCTCTATGTCTATTGTTTTTTCCATATCTTTTTTATATTTAACTTCATGCCAACTTTCTTTATTAAGACTAACAAACAAATTATTTTTTAATGTTGTTTTGCCTATCTTTAATATAGGAATAAAGTATAGATAGAATTGTTTAGTCATAAGACCTTATCTTTCTACTACTAACTTAATCAGTATTCACAATGTCAAATAGCTAAGTACCTTAAATATTTAATCCCAAATTAATTACAAATATTTTTTGTACTATCTCCATTATATCATATTGACTTTTTTGATTTGTCTTAATTAGTATCATTTTGAATGTGGATCCTACGTCATTGCTAATCCGTTGATGCGTCATAATGACACAGTTGACACGGTTTTTAGATCTTAATTACTTTTTAATCTTAACTAAGATCAAAAATAATTCTTGCAATTTAAAAAAAAATAATTAAATTAATAAGTATGAATAAAAAATATATAAACTTGTTACAAAATAGAGTTTTTTATGTTCAATACAAGGCGGAATATAAATACATAAATAAAAAGCCAACGAAACTAAAAAGACTAGGGGCATTTATTAAGACTTGTACAATATCACGGCATAAAATTTTAAAGTATCCGTATTTAAGATACTTTGATTTTAAAAGAAAAGACTTTAGAAAAGCATCCAAGAAATTTAAAATTATAGATGCTAATACTAATAAGATCTTACTTAAGGTTGGTTAATTATGACAGCTACAAAAAAAGAGCCGATGTTTATGGAGCAACTTCCAGAAACTTTCTTTGATGAAGATTATAAAAAATGTTTTAAAAATGCTATAGATAAAAAAATATTTACACGTCAAGAGGCTGATGATCCAAACAATTATATAATGTACATGTGTAGTAATAAAGGATTTGATTATTTTAAATCTAAATTAACTAAGCATTCATATACAGTTAAGCGTAGTTAAATGACATATATTACAATCGGGATAATAATATTTATGGTTTTATTTATTGGTTGGTTTTGTGTAGGCTTGAAAGTTTTCTTAAATGAATTGGATTTATAATAGATGGATCAAGATCCTATTTTATTTTTAGTATTAATGGGCCTGATCTTAGCTAGTGTATGCGGATTGCTTTTTATTGTGTCCCAAGTATTTGAACACAAACAAGAGGTTAAGGACTTTAAACAAAATCAATTAAGTAAATCATTTAATAATAATAAAGCTAATCAAATTATAAAAGCCGCCTTACTTAATAATCAATATTATAAATTTGATCACCGATGCTGTTGTCACTACTGTAAATTAGTTAAAAAAAACCTATCTTAAATAGGATATAAAATTTGAATAGAACAAAGCAAGAACACTAAAATATATACATTACTTAAGATCAAAAAATAATTTGCAATTAATTAAAAAATTATTATATTAATTGAATGCTACAAATTAAAACATTAAAGCAAGCCAGATCTATAACAGGTGGGATTGGTAAAGCAAACCGCAAAATGCCGTTTTATAGTTTCGGATTAAATGCACGGCTATGCAAAACGGGATCTATACTATCTAAGAATAAAAATTCTCCATGTTTTTACTGTTACGCTAAAAGGAATATGTTTAATACTTATGCTGTTAAAAAAGCACATTCAAATAGACATAAAGGAATTAAGCACCCGAATTTTATTCAGGCTTTTACATATGAATTAAATCATTTAACAAAAAATCAAACTAAGAAACTATATTTTAGGTGGCATGATAGTGGAGATTTGCAGAGCATAAAACATTTATTAAAGCTAGTTAAAATTTCTAAGTTAATGAAAAAAATTAATTTTTGGTTACCTACTAGTGAACTAAAGTATATTAGATCCTATTTAAAATATAAAGTTGAGTTCCCATTAAATTTTAGTGAACGGGTATCAGGCCCGATCATAGACATTGAGCCTAAAAGATTTAATTATAATACTTCAAGTACATTTAAAAAAACTAAGCCTAATAATTCTAAAATATGTTATTCAATAAATCGTGGCGGTAAATGTGGGAATTGTCGGGCTTGTTGGCATAAAAACATCAGGAATATAGCCTATAAAATGCATTAAAAGCCTATAAATTAAGGCTTTTTATATCCTAATTAAGATTAAAATAATTTAAAATATATCTTGTTTAATGTGGTTAATTTGATATTAATTACGGGTTAACTAGTGTTTTTTAGTTATACAAATTAAGAAATAAATAAATATGACAACATTACTTAATAGACTAGAAAAAAACCATAGTACTAGCTTAGATTATGCTATGACACCCGTTACATTAAAAGAATATAACTCATGGGACGGTTATACACTAAATAAACCATGTTACGCTGTTTTAGATACAAAAAATAAAAAATCTGTAGCGTTGCATGGTAAGGATTACAATTTAATTCCATATGAAAAAATTGTTAAGGGCCTAAGCGATACCCTTGTAAATTATGGAATTAATTTGAATAATACCCGTATTGATTTTAATGTTGATACGGATTTAAACTATATGAAATTAAGAATTATTTTTAATGATATAGTTTACGGTCTTAACTATAATAAAAAAGATACATTAAATTTAGCTATTGAGGTTATATCTAGCTACGATGCATCAATTATATTTAAGTTAAGAACTATGTTTTTTAGGTTAATTTGTAGCAATGGGATGGCAGAGATTAAGCCTATCGCATCAAGTTTTAAAAAACATACTACGGGCTTAAATTATATGGATCAATTTAAACAACTTGAGAATTTTAGTAATCAGGTTAACTTATTAGCAGATCAATATGAAACTCTAACCCGTGTACCTTTGACATCAACTGAAGTTGGAATTTTATTTAAAGATTTCACTAAGAAATCAGATAATAAAACCCATCTATTAAACGATGTTTTAAATAAAGATCTTAGTAAATTAAATAAATCTTTAAATGATACAACTTTATTTGATGTTTTTAACGCTGTTACGAATTACAGTACACATAACCAGAAGGCCGTATCCATTGGCAAGCGTGGAAGTGATCAGTATAAAGTTGAGACTTCAACTATGGATGCTATAAAAAGTACCAGTCAGCGTGAAGTAGAAATACATAATTTCTTAAAGGGAAAAGTATTTCTAACTTTTTATGATAAGGGCATTAATAAAATAATACACTAATTAAAATCAACACTAGTTAACGCCTTCGAGATCCTTAACGGATCTTGAGGGCTTTTTTTTAGCCATGCATAATTGCATGGACTAATCGATATTTTGAGGATCTCGGGTAGCTCATCCGATTAAAAACATAGTAAAATAGCGGGTTGTTTAATGATATGCAATAAATGCATAATGCTACCATAAAATAAACTGTTGAATATACTTTGAAATACATTATAAAAGTAACTATAGAAGGGAGGTAAAAACATGATAAAAAAAATGGATCAAAAAGAGGCTATTTATAAACTTAAAGAACTATTAACGCCCAATGATACCGTCTACTGTATACTAACTAAGGTCAGTAATAGCGGCTGTTATAGACATATTAATTTTTATAAATTTAATTATGAAATTATTAACTCTAAAAATACAATAAATAAGTTATGGTTGTCCTTTTTAATTAGTAGTGCTTTGCAATTAACATTTAAAGAAAAAACCAACAGCGTTGGAATTGGTGGCGGTGGCATGGATATGGGATTTCATATTGTCTATGAATTGTCTAGTTTGCTTTTTAATGACGGCTATAAAATCAGGCACGAATGGCTATGACAATTAAAGTTACATTTAATATTAAAGAACTTTACAGCTTACATAAATTATTAAATGATCATATTGAAAACAATAGCGGCAGATCATTTATTTATTATCTTAATAATGAATGTATTAGCGCCTATAATTTAAGAGATAAAATTCATAGGCATATTATATATAGCGAAAGCAAACCTAAGTAATTAAACAAAGACATTAAGGCCCTTAAGATCCTTAACGGATCTTAGGGCCTTATTTATATCTAAGCTATTGACCCTTAAGGCTATAATAAGGCTTGAAGGTACAACTAAAATAACTATAATAAAAATACTATGAATATAAATAAATCAATAAATCTAGTTAAGGCTACCGAATGGGATAAGAGTAACCAAAAGCATCCCGTTCAAGTCATAGCTAAGCACGTTTATGGGAATGAACGTATCTATCCAATCAATGACAATGCAAAAAGTTTACTATCATTGACGGGCTTAAAAACTTTTAA